TGGCATTTCTGTAATAAGAAGGGTGTACACCAGTTGAGCTCTCTCAAACTTGCTGATTCAATTGGTGTATTGGGGTGCAATATATAGTATAACTCTCATTAACGGATTCTCAACACGTGGCGGCCATCCGTATAATATTACCGGATGGCCGCGCGGGGTACGCTCCCTGCCACCTGGCGTGCTCTCCTCCCTTGGTGCTGGTGCCCCTGCCACCTGGCGCTCTCTCCGCCCTCGATGTATTCGTCGTTCGGCGAGTCTTTGTTGACTGACGCTTTAATTTGAAATAAAGCACAACTCTTTTATGTCCCGCGATCATCAATTCAAATTTTGAATTATTGATTCGCGTTTCCTGAGTATGCCCCATTGTACTACATGGTCTACGTGGTCGATTTGAGACCATGCTGCTGAGCTAAGTTAAGTTATTGTCTGACTCATGCTTGCTATATATTGGGTCCGAATGATATATTATATTCGAGGTGACTCAGCAGCCAATTACGTTAAAATCGTTAGTCAGATTAGCCGTCTAACCAAGTATTATCCTGTTGATAATGTATCATTTTAGGACTAAACGTGGTTCCGCTTTCACTCCACGACGATATTACGCACGTAATAATGTATTTAAGCGTTCTGCGCCATTCAAACGAGATGAGGGGAAACGAAGGCCTGTTAACTCTAATAAGGCCCACGACGAGCCCAAGATGAAAGCCCAACGGATTCACGAGAACCAGTTTGGTCCGGATTTTGTCATGGCCCATAATTCAGCTATCTCTACGTTCATCAGCTATCCAAGTCTGGGTAAGACTGAACCTAATCGGAGTAGGTCCTACATCAAGTTGAAACGTCTCCGTGTCAAAGGCACTGTGAAGATTGAACGTGTTCAGGCTGATATGAACATGGACGGTGCTACCCCAAAGGTTGAAGGAGTCTTCTCCCTCGTCGTTGTTGTGGATCGTAAGCCCCACTTGGGTTCGTCTGGGTGTCTGCATACGTTCGACGAGCTATTCGGTGCCAGGATCCACAGCCATGGTAACCTCAGCATAACCCCTTCATTGAAAGACCGGTTCTACATAAGACACGTGTTCAAACGTGTATTGTCCGTGGAGAAGGATACGATGATGGTTGACGTGGAAGGGTCCACAACGCTCTCTAACAGGCGATATAACTGTTGGTCCACGTTTAAGGATTTAGATCACGACTCATGTAACGGTGTTTATGGCAACATTAGCAAGAACGCCCTCTTAGTTTATTATTGTTGGATGTCAGATACTGTGTCTAAGGCATCTACATTTGTATCGTTTGACCTTGACTATGTTGGATGATTAATAAAAACAATAATATTTTTATTGCAATGATTTGGGCTGTGCCGGTTTACAATTACTGTTAATACATTCTTGGACCGTGGTCCTGACTAGCTCGTTTAATTGGCCCATTGACATTGTGATGTTGGATCCCGCTCTCTGAGCCCCTACAATCGAAGCAGACTCTCCCGGATCTAACACGTTGGTCCCAAGCCTGCTTAGGTGCCTGTACGGATGGAGCTCGTTCTCCACCTCGGAGTCCGCATCTGAATGCCCAGTTCCCACCGCACTCCTGGAAGCCCATGACTCACCAGGCCTGATTTCAATTGGGCCTCTAAGGCCAACTCTTGACATGGACGCGCATCTGATGGGCTTCCTTTCCCATCTTCCGTAGTCGACGTGCGAGAAGTCCACATCCTTGTCGGTGAACTGCTTGGAAAGGATCTTCACTGTCGGTGCCCGGAAAGGGATATCCACCGAGTGTTTCGCCGTCGACAGTTTCAGTTTCCCTTTGAATTTCGCGAAGTGGGTCCTCTGATGAACATTCGTATCGCAGACTCTGTAGTATAGTTTCCATGGAATTGGGTCCTTCAACGAGAAGAACGAAGCGGAAAAGTAGTGGAGATCTATGTTGCATCTGATCGGAAAAGTCCACGACGCCTGCAGAGATTCGTTGTCCGTCATCCTCTTGTCGTGGATCTCCACTATCACTGACCCCGTAGCGTTAATCGGGACTTGCTGCCTGTATTCTATGACACAGTGATCGATTTTCATGCAGCTCCTGCTCAATCTCGCCGTCAACTGCGACGCCGTCGACGGAAATTGCAGAATTATCTCAGTTAGGTCATGCGACAACTGATACTCGTCTCGATGTGACTCTATGTAATTGAAGGCGTTGGGAGGATTAACTAACTGAGAATCCATGTGAGAAAGAAAGGCCGCGCACCGGAAACCGATTGCTGAAGTTGAACTGACTGAGAAGATGCTACGGTTCCGTACAACTAATAGATGAAGAACTTCTGTTGAAGAAGAAAAGGTTTTCTGTGTTTCCCAGAAAGAAGCTGTTGAAGATGAAGAACACTGGTTTAGTTTTCTGGGTTTCCCAGAAAGTAGCTGATGAACAGGAAGAACACTCGTTTAATTTCTAATGAAGATTGTTTTTTGTTTTTGAGAAAGAGGCGAAATCTGGCGCGTAAAGTAAGTTATGTTTTTAGCCAGATCTGATATGTTTATATAGACACCCTCTCGTTATGTTTTTAGAGCGTTCAGAAGAAGTCTCTTCTTTAATGAA